ATCATATATGTTGGGCCATACAATATCAGGGTAAATGGTCTTAACAAGACTTTCATTACCCTTGCCGCCCCTTCCATTTCCATACACTTTTATAAAAAAAGTAGTTCCATCAAATCCTGTTTCAATTTTGAAGCATAATGCATCGTCTTTTTTTCCTTTAAAGACTTCTATCCAATTTCTACTTTTATAAGAGAGTCTTCTGTCTAAATTTAATTTATCTACATATAAGGGATTTCCATCAAGCATTAACTTACTTACTGCAATATTGCTTGATGGAACAGAAGATGCTTTATGACCGGTTTCTAGAAAATTACCTAAAATAGAAGTACCACATTTAACACCGGTCAACCACAAAATTATTCCACCATCATCACCTGTTGTAACAGGACCGCCTCGAGAAAACTTTACAGTGCCAATGGTTAAATATAAATCATTCCACCCAACATTTTCCCATTCATTGAAAGGGTATGTCCAATCTGATATTAATATATCTCGCACTTTTGAACCAGGAATATCAGCAGGATCATAATCCCAACTTACCCTTACAGCACCAGCAGCGCCTCTACCACCATTACCTTGATTGCCTGTTGCACCAAGACCACCAGCTCCAATTTTATATACTATTGGTGATTGTGGTGCCAATTGTGATCTTGTGAGAATTACTTTTGAGTAACCGCCAGCACCACCTCCACCACCTGCAGATCTATTTGGGTTGGCGTTCTTACCACTTTGAAAATCACTTGATCCTCCACCGCCACCACCACCTCCTGGTTGAACACCAGCAGTACCATTTTTATTTACAATACCAATACCACCAGCACCATAACCAGCAGCAGAAGCAATAAATGCAAACGAACCTGTGTTAGCTTTACCACCATTACCACCTTTACCATCTCCGGCATTACCATTAGAGCCAGATCCACCAACAGCAGTGGTTCCTATTCCGCCACCACCACCAGAACCGTTTTGATCACCATATCGATAACCTCCAGTACCACCACCTCCACCACCTGCATTTGCGGTTAATGTGGTTCCGGTTGTAAGTGTATACGATATGGAAGAATTAGATCCTGAGGCAGCCGTTGCCGGTACTCTATCATGGTCACCTGCACCACCACCTCCACCACCACCCCAGACTTCTAATTTAATTTTTCTACGAAAGGGCGGACATTTAATTGATTTACTAGCAGTGATGTCAAAGTCTTCATACCATCCGGGTGAAACTGGATCTGACGATGTCTTACTATAAAAATCTGTAACAGAAATTTCAGATTCAGTATTTGAACTAAACTTATCTTTACGATACGGAAAGAATGTTTCCCAATATTGCAATCCTCTATAATCAAATAGATCATATCCTCTATTTTCATCAAGACCGGGGCCAAATACTTTATAGACCTCTTCTAAAGAAATAGGATCTGGTGGATCTGGAGTGTTAGCATTTGGTAAGGGTTTATATGAATAAAAATACGTTGCCATTTTATTACCTGGTAAGATAGATAGCTTCTGAATTGTGAGGTATTTTCACATGAGCAGACTTACCAGTCCAGACTCTAGCATAATTAAAAACATTTAATGTTTTATCATTAACAATTATATCACCTTTTGTGCAAAGAACAATTTGTTCTCTGTCATTACCTATCATATCAAATTCAGTATTAGATCTTTTCAATTCAAATTGAAAGAATTTATCAGCAGGAATTGGGTTGATACATAACCAAGTTGCACCATGTGATTCGGATTTAAATTTATAAGTTTTACCATAAAATTCTCTTAGGTCCCAAGCATTGTAATTATATGCTCTACCATACTCATCACCTTTGTCATCATACATTACTCCACCACCTTCAAGCAGACATAATATTTGAGTAAATTTAGCATCAGATGTAGTGTCATCTAAATTAAATTCAAAAGTGTCATTAGCAGTAATATGTCCTCTGCATTGTGCAAAACCTTTACACAATGCCAAAGTGCTCACCAGTTTCATATAATCACCTCAAGACTGTCTACTAGATCTTTATTATATGATTGTGGTTGAGGTGTCACAGATGCAACATTTACATCAACACTTGTACCTACCATGTTTTTAAAATCTTCAACAAATTTTAAAGTAACATGTTTAGATTTTTCTTGTTCTAAATATGTACTGCCAATTATTGCCAATTGATTTATTATTTCAGATGTTTCATTTGAACTGAAACTATATGTTTGAAAAGCATATGAAGGTGTTTTATATTCTATGTCATTGTCAGTGCCAGTAAAACTGACAATTACAGAATGACTATTTTCATCATAATTTTCAATATTAACTTTAACATTCTGCATCAAATATCCCTCTTTTAGTATGATTTATTTATGAGGGTGTAAAGCTAACCTTGACTCTACGCGGATCTATTGAGCGATCAACCTAATTGGTCTGCCTAGTAGGATTCGAACCTACGACCCCTTGACTCCAAATCAAGTACGCTACCGGACTGCGCTACAGGCAGATGGCTCCGTGAGTAGGATTCGAACCTACAACCACTCGATTAACAGTCGAGGGCTCTACCATTGAGCTACCACGGAATAATCTTTATAATACTATGTATAATTATCAAAAGCAACTAACAAATAAATAATTCTGGCTCAATATCGAGCTGTACGGAGGATCCAAAATGGATATTCTAAAAATTGTAAAAACTTGGGTGGGTGCTTTATCAGACCTAGCCGTTTCAGTACTAGCAATGATGTTTGTACTTGGTGTTCTTTTCAAAGGCACTCCAATTCCCTTCTTAGGTGGAATTGATGTGGTAGCAAATGTTACATCAGTGGTTAAAGGACTAAGCTCAGAAGGTCTATTAGGACTTGTGGCTATGTGGGTTCTTTATGGCATTTGGAAGTCAAAATAATATAAAATGTTTTGCCTTTGACATAGCTCCCATCGAAAGGTGGGAGCTTTTTTATTTGGTGCGGGGTACGGGAATCGAACCCGTCTCTGCAGCGTGAAAGGCTGTTATCCTTAACCGATAGACGAACCCCGCATTGGTTGGAGGACAAGGATTCGAACCCTGATAAACAGATCCAAAATCTGCGGTCCTACCATTAGACGATCCTCCAATAAACTGGTGCAAGTAACTGGAATTGAACCAGTCTAAGACGCCTTATGAGAGCGTGTCGACACCTTGCCGACCTACTTGCATGGTACTGCCTAGTGGTATCGAACCACTGTCTCCGGAGCCACAATCCAGCACTCTACCATTGAGCTAAGGCAGCAAATTGGTTGGCACAGTTGGTAACGATCCAACCACCCCTGTCTTATCAGGACAGTGCTCTACCTCTGAGCTATGCGCCAGTGAATTGGTAGACTCTCGCAGATTCGAACTGCGGACATTCTGATTAAGAGTCAGACGCTCTAACCAACTGAGCTAAGAGTCCATAATTTGGCAAGAGCAATAGGAATCGAACCTAAATTACTGTTTGTGCATAACAGTTTCACCCCATGCACGGGTAGTGAATACAGTCACCAGACACTCTTATAAATTTTTGGTAGACCCTCTGGGATTCGAACCCAGCACCAACGGTTTAAAAGACCGCTACTCTAACCAAATGAGCTAAGGGTCCATAATAAAAAAGGGGAGCACTAAGCTCCCCTTTAGTAGACCCAAAGGTAGGCTTAGTTATTAAGCAAAAGCTTCTGCACCAAGAGCTGCATAACCAGCTGCAACTACCTTACGTGAAGCCTTACCAAGACGATACTTCTGGGTTACACGACCCTTTGTATCTGTGTGCTTGTTAAGATAGATAGGGAAGCCTTCTGAGCGAAGAGTATGGATTGCTGAACGAGCGTTAGCAATACCAAAGCGAGCTGAGATCTGCTTGCCGGTAAGTTCTTCACCAGACATAAGGGCTTCAAGGATACGTGATGTATTAGTCATATTATATACTCCATGTTAAAATTGTAGAACACGTTGTGTGTTCCGTTCACTTACTTTATTATAATAGGACAGGTAGATAATTAAATCAACCCGTATTTTTTACCTACCTAAATTAGGATTACAATCCTAATATATGGTGGAAGAGGTAGGACTCGAACCTACGAAGTCTAAGACGAGGGATTTACAGTCCCTACCCTTTGCCACTCGGGTCACTCTTCCAATTCCGTACACCTTATCGGTTTAGCCCATTGCGCTAATGAGGTAAGCAATCCGATATTAGCCAGCGTTCCCCTCTGTTAATCTGGCACAGGTCTCCCTAGCCTGTCTAGAATGCTAGGTAATATTGGCGGAGGAGGTCAGATTCGAACTCACGATACGCTTTCACGTATGACGGTTTTCAAGACCGTTGCCTTAAACCACTCGGCCACCCCTCCTAAAACTTTATGAAGGTTCCCTAGCGCATTCAGGTCACCTACAACCCCTCAACTCTAATTATCTCTACAAGAACATCATGGGGTGATCAATCCCTAACGGAGTCGAACCGTCTTTGAAGCCACACGGGCCTCTATCCCATCCACTGGACCAGCCTCGAGAACTGGCTATGATGTTCATGAAGAGATAACTTTCGTTATCCTTCTACCCAGCTGGAAACCACCTATTCAGCCATTTGGCTCAAGTACCAGTCAGGGGCTGTTCTTATCCACTTGGAACAGCATCAAGTCATAATATACCAAATTTACAAAAACAAATCAACTAAAAAAGAACATTAAAAAAGCGGCTCTAGTTTCCTAGGCCGCCCAACGTTTCTAGATTATAACAATCTGTTTACGTTGAGCGCACCCCATCTTCTGACCATACGCCAGCCATCGGAGCAATCTGTCCGTTAAATGTTTGGCGATAGGTGTGTTTCAGACACGATAGAGTTAGCATTTAATGTTCCGTTTTGTAGTGACAAAATGGTATATTACCATTAAATCTATTTATACGATTTTGACACTACACTCAGTAAAAAAATTAAATTAATTGTAATGGGAGGGGAATGACCCCTCCCAATGATTACTTATTATTCAGCACCAGCGATGAACTTACGAACAGGAGCTGTAAGAGAATTTACATACTCTTGTGAATCATCCAGCATCTGATCAATGACCGGTTGAAGTTCGGCACGCTTTGCCAAACGAGCTTCCTCACGATGAGAGGCAGATACACGCTTCATAGTGTCAAGGTTCTTAGCCTTAATGCCAACATCCTTAAGCATCTTTGAAGCAGATACTTCCTTGGTCTTAACCTTAGCAGCCTTTACTGCCTTAGGAACATCTCCCTTTGCCAATTTCTTATTAGCATTGAAGATATACACATAAGCATTCTGCTTCGGAACACCAAGCTCTTTCACAACCAAAGCAACCAAATCCTTCTTAACCATATCTGGATTAGACTTGATCAATTCAGCAACCATTGCAATTTTACCAGCCATGAACATTTCTCCTTTGTTGTTTCAATGACATTTATTATTATAACGAAGATTTAAAATAATGCAACCCGTTTTTTTATTGACTTGGTCCATTTGTTTCTCTCTTCATTATATTAATAATATACCATATATTTTAAATAATGGCACGCGGTTTTTTCAAAAAAAATTCTGCAATGAAATCAATGAGTTATGACCCCGGGGGCTAACCTATTGAAATCATTACAGAATTTTTTCAATAAAACCTGTTGATTTTATTGTGTTTTTATAATATAATAAAGGTTTTGACGTATATTAGAGGTTGCTAATTTAGCTTCTTCTTATATTTGGCAAAATCTATGACGTTTTCATTACCATCTTCTAATATAGGGTTGTTGACATATTCTTTGAGTTTGAACTGTCTATTTTCCTGACCTTCTGGTAATTCACTACCTAACATCTGCCATATCTCAGATTCATATATGATTGTTCTACCAGATTGAAGTTGTGATGCAAAATACGAAAGTATTACATCAGCAACCCATTCTGCATAGACCTCATCGTCGTCAATTATCATTTGATGCCCACGCATAAATTAGAGAGGCTAGAATTATGATGGGAATAGAAATACAAAACGCAACGTATATTCTTATAAAAATATCTATCATACAAGTAGCTCACTAAACCTACTTTTCTTTTCACTATCAATAACCTGACCCACTTTTGATTTATTAAACACAGGCGTATCATCGATGAGGTTATCCTGCGCTGATTGCTCTGTGTTAAACAGTCTCATCTTTGCTCTATCAATACCTACTACAAACTTCTTATTAACAGTAGGATCATTATAGCGGTTCTTTAACTGTTTAACCATAATCTGATTTACTGCTTCTAAATCTGTAGTACTTACTAATGCAAACATCAAATCTGCTGTAGCAGGTAGGCCAAAAGACTCAGCGGTGTCTGTAAGTTCAACGTCGGAATTGCCATAACCACTTCTGGTAGTCTGTGTAGCAGATACAACAGGCACATTAAACTCAACGGCAAGACCACGTAGTTCTTCAGCAATAGCCTTGATGTATGTGTACGAGTTAACATTAGCACCAGAACGTATTCTGCTACTACTACATATATTAAGATAGTCAATATAGATGACATCGGGAGTAAAATTGCGCTTAATTCTAAGTTCATTGAGCAAATGCCTAAAGTTAGCTGAGCCTGCTGATGCAGTGGGATATTCTTTAATAACCAGTTTACCTACTGTCTTTTCTTTAACTCGTGCTAGTTTCTTATCATAGACGTCTTTTGGTAGAATTGATAATTCATCAACAGTAACATTTAGAAGGTTAGCATCAATACGTTCTGCAATCTTCTCTTCCGACATTTCCATTGTGATATAAAGAACAT